AGTGGATAGGGAGCCGACCTTTATAGACGATTGGTGTAATGGAAGCACACAAGGCTTTGAACCTTGAGGCGGTGGATCGAAACCATCATTGTCTGCCAAAACAGACAGGCATAGCGCCTGTGGGATGACACGCTAACACATGCAGGGGTGGGGCAGTTGGCGATGGTTAATGAATGAGAGCTATTCGTGCGGATTTATCCGCTGAACATAAGTCAATAGAACTGCTTGTCCTTGCCGACTACCATTACGCTGACCCAAACTCAGACCATGATGCTATCCGCAAGGACATTGATTATGTAAACACGCATGAAAATGCGTACTGCGTACTTGCTGGCGATTTGCTGGATTGCGCATTGAAGTCCAGCTTGGGCGATGCTTATGTAAACCTTTCGCCGATGGAAGAGCTTACGGCTATGATGGAACTCATTCAGCCAATCGCACACAAGGTTCTTGCAATCGTTGGCGGCAATCACGAAGCGCGGCATTATCGCACGAATGGCGTTGATATGACTCGACTGCTGGCAAGGCAGTTGGGCATTGAAAATAAATACTCGCCTGACACTGCTCTGCTCTTCCTGAGAGTAGGCCGAGACAGCAAGAGCAACGGGCATCATCGCCAGATCCTGTACACGATTTATCTCACGCACGGCTCTGGCGGCGGTCGCAAAGAGGGCGGCAAGATTCAACGGCTTGCCGACTACGCGCAGATAGTTGATGCCGATATTTACATCTGCGGTCACACGCATCTCCCGGCTTCCTTTAAAACCGGATTTGCGAGGCCGAGCGCCGCGAACAGCAGTATCACGTATTGCGCGAAGCTATATGTGAACAGCGCGGCGAAGCTCAACTATGGTGGCTATGGTGACACGGGAGGCTTCAAGCCTCCTTGCACAGATACGCCGATGATTCTGCTGAATGGCGAGAAGAAGGAAATGAGGGCAGTAGTATGATGCCGAAAGAAGTAGTTGAAGCTGTTGAGGCTATCATGGCTACTGGCAAAGAAGCGATTGTCAAGAAGGAGCGCGGCAAGTGGGTCGTGCTTGAGAATGGCAAGAGGCTTGTATACAAAGAACCGTAAAAGCAAAGTTGCACTTTGGATATAGCGCCTGTTGCACTTTGGCAATAGGTAGAGCCAAACGGGGCTAACGTATTCCAGAATCGAGGGATGCGTTGGCCCCATTTTCTGTTTTTGAGGTGAAGAGTTTGGACGAATCGACAAATAAATCCCCGGTCGTTCGTAACGATATGTTTGGGCGGCTGGACATCTACGCCTCCTACGATGACATCAACGAGGAGAACCTGATCGCCGAGGTGAACGAGGCGCTGGTTTACCACGTTAGAAATATGCTTGAGGAAGAGTTCCTTTACTGGTACACGCGAGGCGTTCAGCCAATCCTCAACCGCAAAAAGGAAGTCCGTGAGGACATTCTGAACATCGTTCAAGTGAACACTGCGGCTGAGATCGTGGACTTCAAGAATGGCTACTTCCTGACTCAGCCTTGCAGTTATGTCTCCCGCCGCAAGGGTGTACAGACGAAGGTCAAGAAGCTGAACGAGTATCTGTACCGCTCCGGCAAACAGGATGCAGACAACGAGGTTTCCGACTGGTTTCACAGAGTAGGCAAGGCCCCGCTGTTTGTCGAGCCGGGCGAGGACAACGAAGTCCCGTTCCGCGCATATGCGCTCGACCCGCGCTCTGCGTTCGTGGTGTACTCTCTTCGCCCCGGTAACAAGCCTGTTATGGCTGTGAACCTCGTCACCGTTGACGGCGTTGCCAAGCTTGATGTCTTCACGGATAACATGGTGTACCACCTGACTGGCACAGTCGTGGGCAAGATGATTACCACCGAGAAGAACCATGACTACGTGGTCACGGCTACCTCGCTGGATTACTCTGAGCCGAATGTGCTTGGGTACATCCCCATCATCGAATACCGATACAACAGCATCAACACCTCTGCGTTTGAACTTGCGATTCCGCTGATTGACGAGATTAGCAATCTGACTTCCAACGCTTGTGACGGCGTGGAACAGTTCATCCAGAGCCTTGCTATTGCGGTTAACTGCGAGTTCCCAGAGAACACCACGATTACTGATATCCGCAAGGCTGGCATGATTGCGCTTCGGTCTATCGGCGAGAACAAGGCCGACTTCAAGGTGTTGTCTGAACAGCTTGACCAGACTCAGACGAAGACGCTGACGGACAACCTCTACGATGAGATCCTACGCATCTGCGCTATGCCGAGTCGGAACACCAGCGGCTCTTCCACATACGACACTACTGGCGCGGCTGTCCTCGCTAACTTCGGTTGGTATCAGGCTGATGCCGCCGCGAGGAACACTGAGGACTTGTTCAAGAAGTCTAACCGTCAGTTCGACCGTATCATCGTTGAGATTCTGAGACGCAAGGGGCTTCTCGACATTGACCTCAACGATTTTGAAATCAACTTCGTGCGCAATGAGACTGCGAACGTGCAGAGCAAGGCACAAGCGTTCCAGACACTCATGACGGCTGGCCTCCATCCTGAGCTTGCAGCGGCGAAGTCCGGCATCTCTAACGACCCTGTGAAGGACATGAAGATGTCCGAGAAGTGGCTTGAGATGTGCTGGGGCAATCCAGATAAAGTGGATAAGGCCGAAAAGACCAACGGTGGCAAGGGCGAAGCAGAGATCATAGAGTCTGACAACGACAATGGCGAAAACGATACGGGCGGTGCTGTCTAATGGCAAACATTTTGCCGTTCGATGAACTGAACCGCTTAGATGCTGAAATCCGTGAGAGATTTGGAGATGAACCGCTCCAAAAACGTGATAAGCAAGACGAGGAAGATATCATAGACGAGCTTCTGGATCTCTTCCTCCTCGCCTACGCGATGGGCAATTCCACGGTCAATAACGACCTCGCATCCAATTATGACCCGTCTGTGGACGATGTGATGAAAGTCGTGGACGCAAAGGTGGCTGGGAAGACTTGGAGAGAGCGAGTCGAGGACTACTTCGCAAATGGCGGCACAGGGGCAGACATCGCAAGGATCGCAGATACGGAGACTCACCGAATTGCGAACCAAGCCGCCTACGAAACGGCGAAAAAGGCGGGGGCAACGGAGAAGACTTGGCATTGCATGATGCTCCCAACATCCCGTGACACGCACATCTATCTTGACGGCGTGAGCGCTCCGATTGACGGAGAGTTTTACTCGTTCAAAGGCGGCTCGACTATGTACCCCGGACAGTGGGGGATTGCAGAGGAAGATGTCAACTGCCTTTGCTGGTTGACTTATACGAAAGGGTGATTAACCTTTGGCAGATAAAACAATAGGCCAGCTTACTGCGGCATCTGCGGTAACGCCGACCGATTTATTTGTGCTTGAGCAGAGTGGAACTGCGAAAAAGTTAACTGGTCAGATCCTTGAGAACTGGCTTGTGAGTTTCGCTGATGGACATGGCGGCATTCAGAGCATTGAGAAGACTGGCACATCCGGCCTTGTCGATACCTATACGATTACTCTGGCTGACACTACCACGATGACGTTTGCGGTCACGAACGGCAAGGGCATCCAGTCAATCGCAACATATTGGGCAGTGTCTTCCAGCGGCACTACCGTGCCTTCAAACTGGTCACTGACTCGCCAAAACATGACGGCTACCAATCGCTATCTGTGGAGCCATCAGACGATCACATTCAATGACGGGTCGATAGTCAACACCACCTCAAGCGTCATCGGTGTGTATGGTGACAAGGGCAACAAGGGCGATACTGGCAATGGCATTGCGAACCTTGCGCAGACAAGTCGTGTGGCTGGACAATACACCGTCTATACATTCACGATGACAGACGGTAGCACGAAGTCGTTCTACTCTTACGATGGTGCTGGTATTTCCAACATTGAGCGCACATCAAGCGCTGGCCTCGTTGACACGTACACTATCACGATGACCAACGGCGAGACGGATGCGTTCACAGTTACGAACGCCAAGAGCATTACATCTGTGGCTATGGTTTCCGGCACACACGCACCCGGCACGACTGATACCTACCGCATCACGTTCAACGATGGCGATACTACGGACTTTACCGTTTACAACGGCACGAACGGCACTGGCTCTGTGTCGGCTGTCGATGGCATTCAAGCGGTCAGCCAGAATGTGCAACTGCTCCTCACTGGCAACGGCGCTCCTACGGCTTCTACCGTTGGGCAACTGAATCAGCGCTATTTCGACTTGACGAGTCACATTCTGTACATCTGCACGGCAATCGACACCAGCGGCTCGACTACGACTTATTCGTGGGCTGGCACTGGCGTTCCTGTCGATAGCGCATTGTCCACGATGTCTGAGAACCCTGTGCAAAACAAGGTGATAACCAACAGGTTCGGCACGTTGGAAACAAGCATCGCCTCAAAGCTCCCTTATGCTGGCGGCACAATGAACGGTAACATTGTCATGGCGAATCACAAGATCACCAACTTGGGAACACCTACGGCAAATGGCGATGCGGTTAACAAAAGTTATGTCGATGGTCTGATAAGCAACTACAGAACGGCATCAGATCAGGATGCGATTGACGCAACGCAAGATGCGGCGATTGGCATTGTCATCACTGGAAAGCGCCCGTCCATTGCTGTCACGGCTGGGCAATACGTTATCGTTCGCAACAGCACAATCAGCGGCATCACGGACGGCCTGTACACTGCCAACGCTGCGCTGTCCCCGTCTACGGATGTAACTGCGGCGAACCTGACGGCGGTGAGCGGCGGCGGGTTGAACAGCTTAAAAATAGACGTTGACAGTAAAATCGGCGTAGTAAGCGACACACCGATAATTGCTGGTGATGATCTCAACAACTACATTCAAAGCGGATACTACCGGACAGGCGGCACACTTCCTGCAAACGCGCCAAGCGGAACAACATGGGCTATCCTACAAGTTTTGACGGTTGGAACAACACGTATGCAATTTCTTTACAAGTCTGATTACATGTACATGAGAATGGGAAATTCAACAACGTGGTACAACTGGTATAAATATTCTGGGACTCAATTATAAGGGGGCTTAACCAACGAGAAACATATTTTTCTTCGTTTGATTCAAATTGAGATAAGGAGATATGTTATGGACAACAAATTTTTCTTGCACCAGATTAAGCGCACCGGAGGCACGATTGACAAGGGAATCGTTGTCAAAGACAGCTTTGAAGGTGCTAAGCAAAGCTATCATGCTTACCTCGGTGCTTATGCCTACGGTCAAAACGCTGATACCGACTTCGTGAGTTGCGAAATTACCGACACCTACGGCGCTCGGCTCATGGCCGAAACGTGGGTCGGGCCTGAGCCTGAACCGGAAACCACCGAAGGCGAGTAATGAATGACGACGAAAAGAACCTCAGTGTGACGGAGGATTAAACAATGACGAATATTATCACAGCATGTTTCGGCGGCACACACTACGCCAATACACGCCCCGCGTGGCTTATCGACCACGGCATGGTGCTGAAAATCGAGGGCGTTGAGCTGCCGGAAACCTACGAGGTGGACTTCTCCAACTCCAAAAGCGAGACAGCAAAGCGCGTGCTTGGCAATGCGGACGGCGTGATCATCCCGGACGAGTACTTCCTGAACAAAGCCCAGCAGATTTATGCGTGGGTGTACCTCACCACGGGCGACAGCGGCTTCACCACGCTGCAGGTTACGATCCCGCTGGCCCAGCGACCGGACGTGACGGATGAACCGCCCACGCCGCAGGAGACGGACCTGATCGAGCAGGCTATCGCAGCCCTCAATGACGGTGTGGAACGCGCCGAAACTGCCGCCAATAACGCTGAGCAGTCGGCAACCGAGGCGAAGGAAGCCGCCGAGAACATCCAGCAGGCGGTCGATGATGCGCTGCGCGAGGCCAAAGAGAGCGGCGAGTTTGACGGGCCGAAAGGCGATAAAGGCGATAAAGGCGATAAAGGCGACAAGGGCGATACCGGAGAGCAAGGCCCGAAAGGTGATACCGGTGCGACTGGCCCCAAAGGTGATAAGGGCGATACTGGTGCAACTGGCCCTCAGGGACCCAAGGGCGATCCGGGCGAGGTAACGCAGGCCGAATTTGACGAGCTGAGCGAAGACGTCGGTGACTTAAAGAACGCTTTTGAAAATGTTGTGCCAATTGTTACATCCGAAAACTTGCTTAACCCTGACAATATAGGGGTTGGCTATTACGCCACAACTGGCGCTTATTCTGACAATGAATCGTACCGGAATAGCGGATTTATTCCGGTCACAAGCGGAGAAACATTATATTTTAGTTTTTGGCGCGTTCCTCCTTATGCTGATACGGGGGAAGGTAGAGCAATGACAGCACGTTTTCTATGTGCTTATGATGCCGATAAAACACCTGTCCCAGAAAGTGGCACAGAGCGTGTGCAAAGTTATACCGTTCCTAATGGCGTGGCTTATATCATATTTTCTTGGTCATACAGTACATATTCGCAGTATCAATTCATGGTAAATGCCGGAGAGTCAATCCTGGCACAGTTTGAATCGTACTATGAATACCGAGAAATTGCCGAAGATGTGAAACTCCCTAACTATAATCAACTTCTCTCAAATGTCGCAAGTGCGGCATTGAGTAATGAAGCGGATACTTTGTCGGCAGATGGCACGCTCAAAATAGCAAATGCTCCACGATTTGTGAAGAAAAATGTAGGCGTTTCTTTTAATGGAAAAATCTCAGGGAATTTTTCTGGCTTAAAAATTGGCAAAGGATACCTGCTCTATCGTGGGAAATGGCTTGACATCACACCAACAACTGTCACAGTGCAGAGTAGTACAACAGACACAACACTTGATACTCAAACCCACGGATTAACAATAACCGATTATATTTCCGTGAATATGTTTATGGGCGATGATGGCATACTGCATTACTCTATCAACACTACAAGCGGCAGTTACGCAAACACCTGTGATATCGGCAATGAGTTTAATTACGCCCCGTTTGCAATTGCGGCACAGACTATGACGGATTGCAAAATATCTGTTTCTTATTCCGACATTAAATCCCCCATCTGGATAATAGGTGATAGCTATTGTGGTTATGCTTTAAATCGTGTTATGGGCAATATCCGTCAACTTGGATTTACTAATTTCTTAATTGATGCTGTCGCGGGCGGCGTTGCGTATGACAATGTTGTAGGAGATGGCGATAAATCCATGATTGACGATTTCACGCGGTTGACTGCATTCGCATTGCCAAAAATGCTAATCTGGGCGTGTGGCATGAATGGCACTGAAAGTATGAATATAAGCATAATCGGATATATCGCTAAATTTTGCGCAGATAACAACATTGATGTAATCTTATATAAAAC